GTTTGAATGCCGGACAGTTGCTTGCAACGAAGCACGTATTGCATTGACGGAAGGAAGTAGTGGTGCTATTTAAGACGGGAGCATCTCTAAGTATGTCCCGTCCATCAACATCTTTTTCAAAAATTGTCTTGGTTGTAACCCCAAAAACTGGTAGGGTTTGCATGTCTTCAGTCTTGCGGGAAGTTAAATCTTTCCGCACCTCTATACCTCTGTTATCAGGAGCAACCCCACGGGTTTCCGCAGATCCTGCACTGTCCAATGGGTCACTATGATCAGATAGCATGGGCTTCCTTTGTTTGTCTAATGACTTTTCCATCTGAAGATAGCTCCAGATGGCAAGACGAGTAACTTCATTACTATCGTCATTCATAATCTTGTCAAAATCTAATCCGGCCTTCTCGATAATCGCTTTATAGCGAGGACGAGCTTGGTCTTTTTGTTTTGCTTGATAGCGGACTAGTCTAGTGCCATCCCATACAATTGTCTCACCTCTCATCATTGGACTTAGCCAAGATAGGGTAGCAGCTGTACTTACCGGGACTTGCCTCAAATTATCTGGCTTAGCACATGCGATTCCGTGAAACTGTAGGTCTGGGAACTGACTCAGAAGGGCCCTAGAACGTGCTGACAGGCTCGTATCGTCCTCAATAGACTCACCCAAGATAGAAACGTTGGGATATTGTTCGGCAAGGCTAAATAGACCAGTATGGCCGGATGAAGAGTGCCACACCATTGAGGCACGTTCCAGGCCAAAATCATCCCAGAAGGTACGACGTTGATGGTTGATCCAATTAGATCCTAAAGCTGCAGCATCTAACTCTGTGGCAAGGTGGATTCTATCCTCATTAATAGTTACAAAGTCTTGGTAGTCTGCAGCGTATTCTTCCAGCTCTCGCTGTGTAAGATTTAAATCATTGATCTGATGGCCGCCACCATCTACATAGATGAGGACATCTTCAGAGAACCTATCTTTAAATAGATAGTTCTTAGTCTTTGGGAGACCACGCTTAACTAACCTGAAGTAGTTGACGCTTATGTGTTTAACTCCGGCACTAGCCAGAAGAGTTCTGTGTGAGGGTACTTCTCCGCCCATGAAGACTATGTTCATTCGTAGCGCTTAATTTGGCTTCCGAGATGGGCTTCAAGCAGGGCATCCCTTTGACGTTCAATTTCAACTTTAAGGTCTTCCCAAGGTTTTACCATACGGGTGGTACGTACAAATTTAGGCTCAGCAAACATAAGGGTAGTTACGTTTTTAGATAATGCATAGGCGCAACGGTCAGCATCTGGGTCTATGAACATAGAGACTTTACCACGAGACAAAGCTAGATCTAAATGGCGGGCACGCAAATCCTGGCCCTCAAAGAAATGCCTATCATCATACACGTCAGCATACCCAACAATCATATTACTACGGAGCCAATGCTCTGTTAACTCTTGAGATAGGTCTGAGCATACTACAACACGATACTGTTCAGCGAGAATGCGGTAAAGACGGATGCCCTCTTGAATTGGGTCTCCACCTTCAGTCTTCATTACTCCCTCGACTGAGATGAGAGCTGTAGCCATTTAATCCTCCGGTGTACCTTCTCGTGAACAAACACATTTACAATCTTCTATATCACATACGCTATATTCCATAGGATGCTTACATTTTATACAGTTAGCCACGAAGAGTTCTCCGGACTAATGTTGCGGCATCCGGTAACTCCACCCCATATGTTTGCTTTTGGGCTTCTGTATCTAAAGCATCTTTATGTTCTTTAATAGATCTTAAAGCCTGAATTACACCGGAACGTTTACCGGCTTGCCATCGATAATTGTTAAAGTCAGCATAGCCTGATCCTATCGTACTAAAAGCAATGTTACGATTATGGTGTATATCGTCATAGAAAGCAACCGCTTGCTCTGCTGCAAGGCGCAACTTACGTTCTGCATTTACACGATATGCCGGGTTTGAAGTATTTCGTACCTCACCTAAAGCATCAGAGTACTTGCGAAGCATTTCCTGAGTCATGTCTTCGTCCCGCATAGTCTTTTGTTCCCATGCACGGCTATATGGTGGCTGAGGATTCTTTTCAGGGTAAACAGTCCAAGTGTCAGCTGTTAGATCATAAGCTGCGTATGGGTTGATATCACGTATATCTGACTGTGGATTTACATAGTATGTAAGTTCATAGCCTTCCCAGTTACGGGTCTTAGGCATCAACTCAGTGTTGAATCCCTCATTAAATTCTTTAGAGATTTCTACATCAGAGTACCCGATGAACTCTGGATTGCTTTGACGGAACTTGACGTAATCAATTCCAATTAAACAATCCAGGTCACCTGGGTCTCTTGATGCTTCCCACTGAAACGAAACTCCAGATCCGGCAAGCCATGCGTGTGTCCAAGTATGTGGGTCTGCGTAATGCTGAACCAAATACTCAAAGAGCATAGTTAGAATTCCAGAACGTACCCACTCATTGAGGTGATCGCCTTGAAATAACTTTGGATCTAGTTCGGAAGAAGGCGCACTGAAATAGGAAGTAGACCCAGGTGTAATGCTGGGTACGTCTCCATAAGTATCAAAATCCATGCGCCCATTCTCCCTCTTCTTAGTCGTTACGTCTCGGCTTGAGTGGAGCAGTTATGCGCTAGGTATATCTTCATCCCCTGCAGGCTTACCTAATCCAGCCAAACGCAAAGTTACATACTCTGCTGCTGATTGTGCCTGTAAATCCATCAGAAGTTCAGAACAATAACGGCGAACCTCTAGGAGTGTTGCATCACGCCCTACTGGGAGTGCAAAGGCTTCTTTAGTACGCTCAACAAATACGTTGCCGTCTTCATCTATTAATACCGCAAATCCAAAAGCAATCTTTGGTGCGTCAGGTGCAGTTGCCTCAGTTGTTTTTTCTTTTGACATATCATATCCTATTCGTATAGTCCGGCTTTTTTACGGTTTTGTTCAACTACAAAGGTTTTAGCAGGGCAGAAGTCGCAAAGGTAAACCTTTGTGCTAGCAGACTGTGCTGCGCTTTCTAAACCTAATTCTTTACGGGCTTCAGCAGTATTTTTAGGAATAAGGCGCTTACTCTCACTCTTCCAGTCATAACAACCCTCTACTGGACGCAAATGAAGATTAAAGCATTTCATAGCATCGTCAAAGAATGTTGCCTTAGTAGTATAGTAGTCTGGGTCAATATCTGCAAGTCCGCCGCCTACTTTGTTGCGTAGGTTTTCAATGACTTGCTTACGTACCTCAGGACGTGAGTATAGTTTTACACCGATCTTAGCTAAGAAACCAGTGTGCTTAATACCAGCGGACTCATGACGGTCTACTAATACCTGTAATGTTACATCGTCATCAGAATTTCCCTCAAAATCAGGTAGTTCCTCAATAGTTTTACAGTTGTAACAGTACAATAGACGGATTTTAGGCCCATCGTCTTTAATTTCAGTATAGGTACCTTCATCGGCAGGGCTATTACCTTGCCCAAGAATAGGTATACTCATATTGTGCTCCTTAATCGTCCTCTATTATTATTATATACGATTATTGGAGATAATGCTAATAGCCCTGTTTCATTAGATCTTGCATTTCATCAAAACTATTGGGTGCAACAGTACTAGCATTCTGACGCAGTTCTTCTTTTATTCTTTCAATTTCTTGGTCTTGAGTCTCTGGGGCCCCGCCAACTTTTCTTTTGTGCATCAAAGCTTTGGCATCAACTGGGGATATATCAGGAAGATTGCGCCCACCACGAACAAGGGCGTTACCTATGGCGGGAGTTACGTGATCTTCTGGAATAGTTTCGGCATCTTTATCTGTAACTTCTCTAGGATTACCAGGTCCACGTACAGGTAAATGAACGCCTGTATGGAGAAATATTTCTGCTGCGGCTGCACCACGTGTTTGTTGACGCTTAACACGATCTTCCCCACGGATTTCTTCTCCATATTCAGGACGAATTAGCATCACCGTGTCTTTATCGTATAGATGCTCATTAGGCTCAATTTTACGCCAATGCTGTGAGCAATAATTTTTAGGGCCTTCTGCATGCATTAATGCACGATGGGATGCCTCTAAACGGCAACCGCTTTTGGCACATTTGACAGGCTTATCAAAGTTTACTACCTTGTGTGTTCTTTGGGTTTCAAACTCTGGTACAACAACTTTTCCAGCTACAACTTCTGTAGTCTCATGGATTTTTTGTTTGCCGGCTAATACACTGCCGTCTTCTAAGTTAGCATCTTCTCTAGCCATGATTATTTACCGTAGAGATTTTTAACTTTAGGGTCTTTTTCACCCTCAAGAACAGGCTTCTTACGAAGACCTTTTACACCCGTTTTATCTGTATCATCAGGGATACCGCTAGCTGCGATATCAGCAGTAATTTTACACTTCATACAATTACCACAATCCTCACCACGAGCACAGCTTTGCTTACGCATGCGGATAGGTTGACGAGAGTCTGCACGATCTTGTGGATTATTCATTATTTAAGCTCTTTCTATATTTAATTTCTCTGCCTTCGTTAATCATATGAACGTTATCTGGTGCAGCATCTTCTTGACCAGTTTGAAAATGCTCAGGTCTTGGAGCAATTGCTTTATATTCTGGAGTGTTTTGAGAAGCTTCGATATGGGCATCAAGAGCGCCCTCTACCAGTTCTCTTGGTTCAGAATCATCTTCTTTATAGGTAACTTGTTCTGGCTCAAACAATACGTTTTTAGATTTACTTACCGCATGACGAAAGTGCATTTGCCTTGTCATAGGAAAGTTAATTATATTGTTTGGAGTTTCATCCACTTTAGTAGTTAGCGCCCATTTGATTATTAAATGTGTCTGCTACTGGCATTGGAGAGCGTGGCTTTGAAGATGCTGACATTGATAGAGGGGCCACCATTGAGGTAGCCTCTTGATCAATAAAGTCATAGTTCCAGTAAGGATGTAGTCCACGACGGTTGGCAAGAGTTAAATCTTCACCGGTACCTGCGGCTACTTCAGTGTTTGGACGAACTTTACGGTACTTACCGTCAGTTGAGCCTGCTGTTAGTCCACCATTAAGTGAACGTGTCTCGTTAGTTGCCATCGTTATCTCTTTTCTTTTTAGCATCTTTTTTTGCAAAATATTGGGCTTGTCCAAAAGATTCAGCATTATTTTTTTCATCGCCTATGCCCGCAGTACCTCTACGTGTTAAGTCGATTCCACGATATCTACCACTAGGGGCAATATTAGTATCATAAGTTGTAACATGGCCCATACCAGGAACAATCATTTCAGAGCCAGGAACTACTGGACGATAATCTCTTGTTCTTGCTGGAGGCCAATGATTGCTATCCATATACTTTTTAGGGGTATCAATAATATTATCTAATGCTTTAGATGCAGCCTGCCATCCAGCAATACCACGTTCAGTTGCACGATCAGCTTTTACAGCTTGACGTTTGCGAACAAACCTATCTATTCTAGATCCCATTACTTTTTCACTTTTCTCTTTGCTGGAGTTTTTTTCTTAGCTTCTTTAGCCTTAATTTCTTCTTTAATCTTATCTGCAGGCGTTTTAGCCTTAAGCTCTTGAACCTTGTAAGCCATAGGTTTACCCTGTGGGGTAAGAATCTTTTTAGCCATAGTTATATTGTCTCCCGTATTTTAACTTTTGTCAGGGTTATGATGTTTTGGAACCCTTGGACGTGTCACTTTTTTTCCTCTAGCATGGCTGGTCTTTTGACGTCTTTTAGTAGATGCCATTTTTGAGCCAGGCTCTAAACTTGAAGATACCCCACCAGTCCAGGTGCCTGTAGACCTTTTTTCCCAGCTAGCTACCGATGTAAACTGTTTGCCTTTCATCAGCTCATGAGCCCTTTTGCATGCTTTTCATACCGAGCATTTCTGCAATCTGGACATATGTTACCACCAGCGTACATAACTTCTAGTGGGGTCATCATATGACCGCATTTAGGACACATGCGACTACCTTCATAGATAGTTTCGGTATCAATTTCGTCCATTACCAGACCGATTCCGATACGTTGCGAGCAGTTCCGGAGTAAGCGCCCTTTTCTTGGGTAAAGTCTACACGAGTTGGTTGGAACTCATCGTTTACATCCATAACATCCATAATACCTAACTCACGTGTGCGATAACCATAACGTGGTGGAAACATATTGATTTGTGGAAGTGGTGGTCTAACAATGTCTGGAATTAAGTGGGCAGGCATAGTTACTGCTTTAAGAGCTCGGGCCATAAATGCTTCTTGAGCATTAGCGAATGGCCCCATGTAATCATAACGAAGTAGCGATGGTTCTGGATCTTCACTTACAATCCCACGGCCTTTACTATGATCATAGACTCCGTCTTGATTCATCATTAACGTACCCGTGGTCTATTTGGATTTGAAAAATCAACTACCTCATCTGAGGATCCACCAATAGGTTTCATACTACCAGACCTAATTGGATTAGCTAAGTTTGAACCTGTACCAATAGGCCTACCTACAAGATCACCCATAGCTGGATCATCTTCAGTTTGTTGTCTAACCCCATATACTAAACGGTGATGAATATCTTTGTTTGCTAAATCTGGTTGGTTCCAAAGATTTCCGTTATTAATGCCATTTGCTTTATTTACTGCTTCTGTTTTTAAAGCTTGTTGACGTATGTTATCCCAGTGAGCATACCTAGAGGCATGCGCCAATTCATTAGCACTCTTTGTTTCGGGGGCTTTGCCTGCACCAGACTTTATAGCAAAATGATTAACTATGTCTTTTAATGAAAACCATACACGGTTATTACTAGTAGAGGTTAGATTTCCACTCTTTGTATCAACATAATGTGGCACTTCGCCATATGCTGCATGCTTATAGTTTTCTGGATGTGTTATACCAAGATCACGTGCAACATCGCCTGAAGTAAGAAAAGGAAGTCCTTCTTCATCTCTTGGACGAGGGGCACGTCGAGTTGTTTCTGTATTTGGGTCGACAGGAGGTAAAGAAGGATAGTCTCGTTCTCCCAGGCTACGATCTTGTGGTCTACGTGACATTATTCTGCCTTCCCATTATAAAAATGAGCAAGACGTGTAGCGTGCTCTATTTTACTAACTACTGCTTCATTACAACGATTGCAATCAACGCCATGCTTTAAATCTAATTTAAGAAGTCTTCCTAATCTAGGATGATTTTCTTTATTGTCGTGTTGTTCTTCACGCTCATAATCAAAAGCATTTTCTTGGTTATCGCCTGCGCCTACTATAGCCATTATATCCACCTTGGTTTTAAATGAGCAAACAATGCTCCGGTACGAGGATTAAATTCTGCAGGTACATTTGCTGATACATCAGCTTTACCATCATTGACAAGATGTGGTGCAGGTGCTAACGCCATCTTAGGGGCATTGCGCTTACCCATCATAACAAGAGACCCATCATTATCTACAGCCTTATATAGACTTTTCTTTAAACGACGGTCTGGTTCTAGATTCTCTGGCCACATATATGACGCGGGATCAATACGTTCGCCTTTATGAACACCGCGTTGGTATGCACGTTGGTTCTGTCGGTTCTTTAATGAATCAAGAACTGTGTCAGATATTGCGTAAGGCTTTCCCTTATCATCACGACGAGAACGAATTGTTCCAAGGTAGCCGTCAGGGATACTCCGCTTGGGGTGCACGTCCCACACCAATGCGAAGGAAATCCATAGCGTTACGAGGTACGATTGGGGTTCCACCACCGCCGGTGGTAGTATATGCGCCGATATAACCGCTAGCACCTAAGTACTGCCAGTTATTATGCGAATTAGGCATTTATCTCCACCTTCTTTCTACGACTAAAAGTACGAATAGCGTGGCAATTAGAACATACTACATCACACTTTGCTATCTCTTCCCACAGTATTGTACGGCTGTAGGAACCCATTTTTTCCCCTATATTAAATAATTTTTTTGTGCCAGGTAAGTGGTCAAACTCTAAAGCTGCTGGGTGTGAATTGTATCCGCAATCGGCACAGCCTTTTTCAACCTGATACTCGTGAACTTCTTTAATTTTTCGTTCTGCTTCAGGCCTCGTGTATTTTACATATAAACACCTATTACACATAGAATGTCTTTGACCAGATTGTCTGCCAGTTTTTGCTCTAAATTTAAACTTAGTTTCAGGTAAAGATCTAAAGCATGATTTACAGGACTTCATTTGAGTATCCTTCATAACCATATGGTACTACTAAAAGCAAAAGACCGGAGGGTTTACCTCCGGCCTTTTACATATTAAACTATATTACTCTGAGGCACCAATACCAAATGCACTGTCATTTGGGTTAAGCGCACGAAGTAGTGGACCAGCAACTGCTGCAAGTGCTGCCATGCCTAGTGCCTTAGCATCTGTGTTTCCAGACAAGTACATGGCAAGAATCGCTGATATGGCCGTACGAGCATAAGATGCAACTACTGCTTGAAGTGCTTTTGCGTTCATTTTTCCTCTTTCGATTAGGTTAGGGTTTTTACTCCCTATTAACTATTATATAGGAAAAAAATTACGCTGTCCATTTAGGACGGCCTACACCCATGACTACGGAGTATGCTCGGTGACGTAGATATACGCCATCTCCGTTAGCTTGAGATCCAGCTTTGTGGGTTTCCCCTGAAGTATTGCCCTCATAGGTTGTAAGAATGCCCTTCTTAGGGTCATTTGCTACAACAATACCTACATGCTCTGTGTCTGTTGGATTCTTATCAAAATTAAAAAAGACTACGTCTCCTGCCTCTGCTTTACCTACAGGTACTACTTGCTTATTCTTAGCAAACCATTGGTACCCTGCATCACAAGACGCAAAACCCTTTTTACTTGACGCTGCAACTAACGAAACCAACTTAGCATCATCAAAACACTTGGATACAAACATTGCGCACCATGGTTGATGGTTCATACCATACCATACACCAAAAATGGTATCGTTGTTTGTTCCTTCCTTGTAAGCCTGATCGGCATACTTCTTAGCCGCTGCTACTACTGCTGCTGCCTGTGTACTCATTTATTCTCCTTCATCAACGTGTTGTTCAAATCGACCCTCAAGCTTTGCTACCTGAACTGAAATATCAGTTTGACGTTCGGTTAGGTTATGAAGCATAGGAATAATCTCAAGGTTAATCTTATCATGAATTGAGGAACCGTGATTTGGTGTTACTTCATTCTTAATGATCTTAATATCTTGCATATTCTCAGTAATTACATGGTGTATAGCTTTTTTAACAATAAACCAAATTACGCTACCAAGAGCTCCGGTAACAAAAGTATAAGAATAAATTACTGTAGCCCAGTCTGATGATGTCATAGGGTCTTCTCCGGAGTTGTAGTTACAATAGATGTATTATGCCTATAAATGTATGTACTAGGATGCTAAACTGTGTACTGATTTAAGGAGCCATAAATATGACAAAACTAGTAAACACTTTTATGAGAATAGTTGCTGTATTTGCTGCAACGGGTTTGTCTGTAATTGGAGCCGGATCATTGGCAGGAATAGGCATAGATAAAGCTATTTTAATGGCCGGAATAACAGGGGTAGCTACAGTAATTGAAAGACTTGCGCGTTCATTCTTAGATGATGGAAAACTTGATAAACATGAGATTGACGCAGCCTTTTCTCAAATAGATACTAAAGCAAAAACCGAAGAAGATTTAGTTTTAGAAAAAAGAAATAGAGGTAAATAAAAAAGCCCCCGATTAAGGGGGCTTTCTTATTATAGTGGGTTGCCCACCGTGTCCACCGTAGAGTGGAATTCTTGCCCACGATACATTGTTTTACCTTTATGAATATGAACTTGATCAAAGTGGAAGCTATCATCATCTCCGTCTTTAAAGAAGATAACGCTTACACCCTGCTGCCAGTTCTCAAAATATTGAAGAGCGTGCCCTTTAACGTCCACCCCACCTTTGACAGAGGGTACTGCTCCGTCAACTCGACAGAGGCATCCCGGACTAAAAGAGACGCTTTTAATTGCTTGATCACGATCAAATACCGTTTTTGATTGCTGTTCCATCCGATGAGTGTGACCAAATAACGTGGATATATTCGGATTCGAATTTGCATATTGAGCAGCTGTTGAACCTGAGGCGTTAGCCCTATCCCCATGCATAGCACGAAGACGCTTATTAATCCAATGTGCAGCAGCTGGGTAACCATCAATAAACTCCACTCCAAGTTCATCACAACGTAATAAATTTTGTAGACTTAATACCGGCCAAGAATCTGGCGTGTTTGCTACTTTGATACCGTAAGCAGCAGCAGCGTTGTTATTAACGAAACGAGTGAGACGCTTATCATGATTACCTTCAAGAAGAATAATTCTTGCATCCATCCCGGCATTAGCACGCTGCTCAGCAAGGAAACGATGGCCACGATTAATAGCAAGTTGGGCAGTGTGAGCAAAGTTTGTCTCCTGTTCGTAAGTACCATACATAGGTAAATCTAGGAAGTCTCCTAGGTTAATAATTTGGGCCACTGGGTGACCGTGATCGAGCCCAACGATTTGTAAAGCAACATCCATCGCTGCCTCATCATGGAATGTATCTAGACTTCCATCTTCATACTTACGATAGCCGATCTGTGGATCTGGTAATGCAACCGCTACCTTCCAGCCACTGCTTATCAGCGCAGGGGTCTGGGGAATTTTTGGATTAACTATAACTGGATCTGCGGGCTGCACTGGTTGCCAGGCAGGGCCTTCGTTCCACTTAGGTGACAGAATAATTTTAGTATCATCAGGATTTGTAGAAAGACTGACCTTACTAATCTTACCTACATCTTCTGGTGTAAGACCATTGGCTTTGAGCAATTTATCAATAGAACTTAATCCATTAGATGCAGCAGATTCTTCTTTAGCGTTATTATACGATTCGTTTAGCGACATGTACAGTTCCCACTTCTGTGTTCTTTAAGAGATGTTACACCGAAAGTTGCACCAGCATTTTTATAGAGAGAATGAAGACTTCTAGTTGAAAAATCGTCATCATTTAAAGACTCGTCAAAAGCTTTTTTATCATTTTCAGGCAAAATTGCAGCCCATTGTCCTACTACACACTTACCTATAATAAATGTATTTTCTTCTTTTGCTTTGTCGTACAGAATACCTAAACTCATTGCGCCCCCCAAGTAATAATAAGAGGGCCTTAGTTAAAAGGCCCTATTATTATTGTATACGATTTAGTAGGAAGTTTCAATTCCTTGTGTCCAAGAGTCCTTCTGACGAACGACTGCTGGGGAAACAATGCGACCATTAGCCTGTGTTAGGCCAGCTTCTGGAGCAGTTTGCTTCATGTATGTTGCCGTAATTGAGTATGCAGCACCTTTGCGTTCCCCTGCGTATGGCTGGTTAACACGATTAACTTTTGTGCCTGCGCCTGTTGGATCTCCGGCTGCTGTATTCTTCTTAGGAATAAGTGTGCCGGCCTCTGGTGATGCTGATGGTGAAGAGAACTTTGTTCCTTCACTACCTGATGTCTTACGACCTTGTGTATTTCCTGCGGCTACCGCAGTATCTAAATCTGACTTTGCCATTATGGTACCTATCTGTTAGAGAGCTCTATGTTAATTGACCATGATAGTAAAGACAATTGCGGAGATAGACCCGTCTCTCGACTCCACGGTTGTAAAACCTGGACGACAGCTAAGATCTAGTCCTCTAGGGGCTACGTATCCTCTAGCAATGGCAATTGCTTTTACTGCTTGGTTTACTGCTGATGCCCCTACTGCACGTAGCTTGACCTGTGAAGATTCATATAGCGCATGTGCAATAGCTGAGCCGACGGATTGTGCATTAGATCCAGCGCTTACACGCAGGAACTTTTCTTCTGTATCTTTTTCATTCACGATTTGTAGTCCTTAAGGTATGTGCCCACCTAGGGAAACTATACCTTAAGCTGTCTCTACAGGGTCTCCATAACCAGCAAGTCTTAAAAGATTTACAAAATCTTCTAGTCTAAGGATGGTCACCCATTCCCCTATAGAAGCCTCTCCCTGCCCGTTTAAGCGCAGTACAGCAACGGGTAGATCTTTCCCATCAGAACGATCTTTAAGCTGCTTAATTACAGCGCTAGGGTTGAAATCCTTGCGAGCTTTTACTTCCCAGTCAATCCCAACAGTACCGGTAACATCAGTTCCAGGCCTACCAGCGCCAGTGGATTCCGCAAAAGGAAACCCATGCTCTGCAAGGTAGTTTGCAACAACTTTTTGTGACCTATATCCACGATGTTTCCTACTTTGACTTGGCATACCCTGACATCCTCACCTTAATTAGGGCTTCTAGGTCATCTAAGGTGCCGTTATTGATAAATATTTGGTCAACTTGATATGCATCCATTTGAGTCTCAGATAGATGACTATTAACGGGCTCAACACCAAGTCGTTTTATTCTCCAAACTTGTCCGTTATTAGCCTTAATCATATCTGCTTCATTAAGAAATCTAACATCTGTTACTACATAGTTCATATCTGGCCTAGGATCATCAAGCATAGTTTTCATTGCCTCATGAACCCAAAAGCCTGGCCCAAATATATTACGTGCACCAACGCCAAGCTCTTGCAGTAAGTGCCTTACTTCTGGGCTTGACTTTGCAACTTCCCAACCATACTCACTGACCAAAGATCGTATTCTAGTAGAGCCGACTTGTGGATTCATTTCATATAAGAGTTCTTTTATTTTATCTGCAAAAGCTACGCGGGTATACCCGTAATTTTCTACAAGGATGTTAGCGACAGTATCTTTTCCAGAACGTGCGTAACCTGTTAGACCTATGATCATAGTACACCCCTTACAGTTAATATGGAATCTATATAAGCTTTACGTATATCTTTTGGCATATGAGATTGGCCCTCTACTTCAGGATAATTTTCCTTTGCAGCAAAATACAAAGCCTCTAACTCTAGAGCTACTTTCTCTCTAATCTCTGCTTCGGTCATGTGTTGAACCTCCGTGTTCTAGCTCTCATTCCGCCACCATCTGAAGTACGACGTGTAAGCTCACGAGAAACAAGTTGTGAATCTCGCTCTACATTCATAGTTCTAGTTTCAATTAACTTACGAAATGCATACTTAACATCAAGCTCGTGGTGTAGATCTTGAATGTCTTGGCTATCTGCAATCTGTGCCTTGACCAAAGCAACACGATCACCTTTAGCTCCAGTCCAATGCTTAAGCATGGCTTTAGCCTCTGCATTATCTAGATTGCGCTGAGCCTCACGCTCATTGATGATAGCAATAGCCTGTGCCCCAGCAAGGTGATCATTCCATTGTGTGAACTGAACGAATAGATCCATCAGACCTTCATCATCTAACTCAGTAATATCTCGAGGAAGCATAGGAATGTCAATCTCAGGCTTAGGGGTTAATGAAAACCCAAGCTCGTTTACTGCTGCTAATACATCTCTACTGATACTCATTTTGCCTCCTGGAATGGTTCGCAACGCTTACATCCTTTAGCTGGATCAATACTACATACCGGCGGACGTTTGTTTTCAGCTGCCCATGCAATATCTAGAGCCTTATCAAAGATCTCCTTGGTAAACTCTGGGTTGTAAGCTACTACAAACTCTTTATAGTCTTGGTTGGCTTTAAGTTCATAGATAAATACAATCTCTTTAGGCGCAGTCTCAAGCAAACCTTCTTCCACCATTAGATGGCAAAGATGTAGGTATACCTGGCCCTGAAGTTGGTGCATACGAAATGGGGTTTTGATTTGCTTCCAAGCCTGTTCTATATCCCCATTAGCCTGCTGAAGAATTGCGGGAGCTTCAAAGCGTAGAGTTCCAGACCCAATAGATTTAATTTCAATTAGGCAATCATCGCCTAAGCCTTTAATCCAACCATCCGCATGCCCACGCATCATATGCTTATCACTTCGTAGTGGGACTTCTTTGTACTCTGCCCAACCTACTTCTACATCTTTAGACAAAGACCAACCGATACCAGTTTCATCTTGCCACTTACCGTAAAGAACACCCATCTCAGCAAACCAATTTTGCCACTTAGCATGGATGATATGGCCTTCAGCAAAGATAGATGCAAGACGAGCCGAAGTTTTATCTCGGGTCTCTGTGTAGTTTCCTGTTACAGCATGGTATTGAGCTAACGCACACCAGTCTTCTTTAATAATATCTGATGGGTGGATATAACTCATATCACGTTCATCAAAGGGTTTAGAAAGAACATGTCTTTCTAGAGCACCCATAAGACGAGTCTCTCGTTTACTTGTATTAAGAAATGCTTTTAAATCTTTGCTGGCGATAGTCTTAGGTTTTGCCATACTTTCTGCCCTCTTTCTCCAACCACTCATCAAGAGTGATCCCCTGTTTTATATACTTGCGCTGAGACGCATTGCGTTCTCTGTGCGACATGCCACCAAAGATTCCGTGCAGCTCATTATTCATTATAGCCTCCTTTAGACACTCTTGTCTAACCGGGCATTCTGGCTTGCCATCTGTACCCCAACAGATTGCTTTAGCCTTGTCAGCTATAGGTTTATATAAAGCCTTATCTCGTGGTGGAAAAAATATCTCTGTATCTTCTCCCTTGCACTTCGCTTCATATCGCCAAGTCCAACTGGGGTCATCGCTGTAACGCACTATTCACCTCTTATTGAATTACGTAATTCAAAAAAATCCTCCTCTAAAAGAACGACGTAATTCTCACCATCAAGGTGAAGCCCTAGAACCGGAGTACGGCTATCTAGGATGGCTTCCTTTGTAATCTTTTGAAGTACCTCTGACTTAATAGTCACTGACTTCTTTCCAGTCCACTTGTGTTCTATTAAAAGATCGTCACTTCTGACATCTCCTTTACGAGACCAAAATGCACCAGAGGCGGCACTGCGCTTACCGCCTGCTACTATTTCTAAACGTTTTTCATGCTTTAAAGATTGTTTCTGTCCTTCACTTTTCATCAGTTGCTTCTACCATTAGAACTGGATTTGATTTTAATGTGTCCATTACAGCACGGCTAATCTCATCTCTTAAGTCTACTTCTTCTCGTAAAGAGTCAATTAATGCCTGAGCACCTTGCCACTTACGATCACCGTAGTACATCCACCCACCACGACGGTCTACAATACCATTAAGAATAGATAATGCCACAATCTCCTTGCCGGTATCAAAGCCACCCGCATCAATTGCACCACCTTCGGAGAAATAAAAATCTAAATACGCCGTTTGCTGTGGTGGGAAGGTCTTGTTCTTAATGGTTCTAACGCGGATAGTCTGTCCAACGCGGCGCTTATCTTGTCCAGTTCCAACCTCAAGCCAGTCATCACGCTTAACTTCTGCTCTAATACTATAGGCATAGTCTTTTCCAAGACCACCTGGCGTGGTACGAGGATCTCCATGCATAACTCCAATTTTCATACGATATTGATTAATCATAATTCCTAGTACTGGGCGCTCTGCCTCTACTAGGTCACGCTTTGTAGCTGATGCTACTTTTCTGAAGAACTTGTTCGTGATGAGGGCTCCACGTCCCACAGTGAATTCTTCTATGTGTTTTTCGTCTTCCGCTGAAGGAACGAGAGCGGGGAGAGAATCAACAACAACCATGTCAACAGCCTTACTTTCCATGAACTGGATAACGGCATCGAATGCATCCTCCATACTATTAGTCTCTACAAGAATAACACGCTGGGTATCTACCCCGCAAAGCTCTGCGTACTGTGCATCAAAGGCTTCTGCAGCAATCCAAACAGCAGTAAAGTCTGAGTTGATCTTTTGATTAGCACCAATAGTTTTAAGAGCTAATGCTGTCTTACCGTGTGAAGCTTCACCAACTAGTTCAACCCAGTGGTTCATAGGCCACCCACCACCAAGCACAACATCAAGTGTTAAAGATCCGGTAGTAATACGTTCAGGTAATTTAACCTTATCTGCAGTTACAACTGTTCCTGCACCAAGCTTCTTATTGATATTTGCTACAACCTTGAGTGCCTCTGAATTAATAATAGCCATTACTCTAGTCTCCCTACGATTGTTGTTGGATTAAACCCGCCACTTTGCCCCACCTGTTTTGATGCTACGACTGGACCATTACCAGTACCCGTTCCAGATAAACCAGAACCTTGCTGAATGATTGGGTAACCACAGTCATAGCAACGCATACGTCCACCACCGGGTGAGGACATATAATTTCCCGAATAACATGCGGGACAACGATCCGAAACCCGTGCACTTTGTGCTTTAGTTACTAGTTGATCTTGATTAGGGTCATAACTTACTTGGGTATTAGGTGCACCAGGCGTTGCTCGATATACATTTCCCGGTGGGGGAGATGTAGCCGGAGTAGGTGTAGAGTTTGGAACCCCACCTAATTTATTAGCCCACCAATTACTACTCATCATCTACCGCCAATGACTTTATCAGTCCTAGATTAAATAAGGTTGATACACAAGATATAGAAGAAGACAAGGCAACAAGCCTAAATAACTTTGTAAGTTGCTCTAAATCTTCTATACCAAGTTTTTCTAATTCTCCGTAATCCTCTTCTTCATCTTCAATCATATACGCTGATGCTGCAATCTTTGCTGCAATATCTGAGTGTGAGTCTATAAAAGGAATTAGAGATGCAAACTTTTCTAAACGTTTTTGGCTTTCAATCTCTTCCATTTCAGCAACATCATCTGAAATAGGGGGAAGCCCCATTACAGATGCAATCTCTTCTGCTGGCATCAACATAGTATCATAAATAACCTGTCGGATTAAAACAGGCAGAGGTACATGACTAGTCTCTACACGTTTTGCTTTAGTCTTTTTATTCCAAAACATTACTTGGCTTCTCCCCAACGTTGTACGGTCTTTACCTCTGCGATCATAGGGATATTAAGCGCCTTAATACCTTCCATAGCTTCACGAATTGCTGCAGCCGTTTCTTCAGCTAAATGATCTGGAGTAACAGTTACTAATTCATCGTGAATAGTCAGAATTAAACTTGACTCATCCGGAATCAACTTATGTGCCCTAATCATAGCAAGTTTTATGAGATCTGCTGAAGACCCCTGGATGACCGTATTAAAGGCCTGTCGTTCTGCTCTAGAGCGTTGCCACATGACATTTGATCTTAGGTCCGGGATATACCTACGACGGTTTAAATAGGTCAGGGCATAAGGTACCGGACCACGTCTACGGCTCTCATTGATTACCTGCTTCTTGTACTTAGCTACTGAGGGAAACTTAGCCATAAATGCGTCCAATAGATTACGGGCCTCATTAACAGATACCCCAATAGAATCGGCAATCTTATCTGGACCAACACCGTACATCATTGCAAGTACTAGGGTCTTTGCAGCACTACGATTTACCCCCACAGTATTACCAATAGTAGTATAGATATCTACGCCCTCCATATAAGAAGTACACATAATTCTATCGCCACTAAAGGACGCAAGCACACGAGGTTCAATCTGAGAGTAGTCGGCTACTACAAGCTTGCTACCTTCTGGCGCAACAAATAAGTTACGAATTGCTTTACCATTATCAGACGAAGCATTAGGCACATTTTGTAGGTTCGGATTACGACTAGAGAAACGCCCAGTCTCTGCACCATACTGAATAAAGTCTGTGTGGATCCTACCCTTTAGCAATAAACTTTTCTTTGCAACAGTCTTAGACTTACCAAGAAGTGTACGAGTTATATCCCCACCCATGTACGGGATAACGTAAGTAGTTAACAACTTGTTAACATCAGAATAATTTAGCATCTCATCTACTAAAGCATCTTTACCGGCAAACATTTTTAGAGCAGGCTCTGCTACAGAGAAATCAGAAACTGTAGACTCCGACCCAGCATCAATGCGCTTTTCACCAGCAGGAGTTAAGACTTTAGGTCGAAGACCACGACCCCCGTCTGCTTTCTTAGAAAATAAGATCTTTTGTTTTTCAGGCACGCTATTAATATTAAATGCTTTGCCAGCAAGCTTATAGATATTAGCCTTAGTAGTCTCTAATTGCGTCTCTAAATTAACCTTAAGCTTTCCTAATTCATTAACATCAATGTCTGCGCCACGAAGTTCCATGGTAGAGATTACCTCAAGAACATCCATCTCTAAGGTGAATAAACCACGAAGGTTATCAGTATCTAATTTACTTGAGTACTTATTCCAAAGCTTCCAAGTCCATTCAGCATCAAGACCAGCGTAGGTGGCGACCTCATCAAAGGAGTATACTTCTACTTCTTTACCTACACCTTTGACCATATTGTAACCAAACTCACGCTTCAAACAATCAGCAAGACCAAGGTTAAGTCGGTTTTGAGTGTTAATAATAAACGCAGCATTGAGAGTACAAGCATACGGCTGCGCTGGCAGGGCACCAAGATACTTGGTAACACTCTGCAGGTCAAACTTTAAATTGTGACCAATCTTAACCTTGTCACTAAAGAATAAAGGCTTTAGTGCCTTAAACACTTCACCCGGCATTAGTTGCTCTGGGGCCTCAGTAAAAATCTTTGTAGCCTTACGCTCATCCTTGCTGTAGTCTGAAGGGCGGATAGGCAAACCTTTAATAATTCTATCTTGTGCGGAGGGTAGCAATGGATATTCTGTACGAATATAATCTCCATTTGGATGGCCCATAGGAATAACATCCACACGACCTTCGGTCGCCAATGCGATCCAGGTAATTATATTCTGGCGTGGGTCTCCCCGATGATCCCCGACAGTTTCCACGTCAAAGACAAAGGCTTCTTGTTTACTGTAATAAGAAACAAGATCCTCTAATTTATCTAAAGTGGTAATAATATTCATTGCTCTCCTCTGCTAGTAGAGGGGCCCGTGAGAAAGGAGGTAAGACCGGGCCCCTCAAGTTAATGGGTATGACTAGTTGCTTGCTGCAATTTCACGAGCAATCTCTGCAAGTTCTGCCTTAGTGGACATGTGGAGAGAATCTTGTCCAAGAGGTTTCATTGTTTTGATTAACTCAGCAGCTGCAATAGGATCGATTTCCCATTCATCAGCGAGGTCGCGCTCTTTTACAGGAACAACGGAGTAAGAAGTTTTGGTACCTTGACCAGTCTTGCTTACTGCCCAATATAGGTCAGGACGATTGAGTGGGCCTGTCTTAGTATTTGAGGCAAGCTTCTCAAGCTGACCACATAGACGAACTCCAACAACCATTAGTTGTAACTGTGGGTCTTCATCAGAAAGGTTAAGAACAGTAAACGCAAACTTTTGGTCTGGTTTACTACCCACTGCAATCAGTGGATCATCTTCACCGATACTAATGAATGACTTTTTACCTGGACGATTGATCCAATGCTGCATGAATACCATTGGTTCGTCAGATATGAATTTGATGAGTTGAACATCTTCGTCAAAACGGAAATCCGTTGCGAAGGTTTTTGTTGACTTGGCTACAGCTTTCTTAGCTGCACTCCAACCTGATTGAATAACAGATGAGTGAGAAGGAACTTCGTTCTCATCTTCAGGGGCAAAGAGTTCTTCTAACTCTTCTTGGTTAGGTGTTGTTGCTGCGTAAGAACCTACGTTTGGTAGATCCTTTTGTATTTTTAATGAAGCGCTCATGGCTTCCTTTCTTTACTTGGCTGATAGCTGAGTCTCGGATGAGACTTTACGCTGGGTGATTAGTTTGTTTCTTGATCATGAATCACTTTCCAAGATTCTGCCAATTCAATTGACATATCTGGATAACGATTCCAATCAATTCTCGGAGCCTCTAGGAGTCCACGAGAGTTGAAGATCTTAACAGTTGCTTCGATCATTGCTTTAGAGTACATCCGCCATCCAGGCTTTTTTACCCCATCTACGATGATTGACTTTAGGCGATAGGGTGCACGTGGTATATAACCTTTTCGTTCCCAAAGCCTTACAGTAACTATCGGTCTTCCTAGTGCTTGGCACAATGACCCCGCACTATATAATTCTACCACGTTTCCGTTAGGTAATTTTTTAACCTGTGGATTTGCATCCCAGGATCCTTCTTCTTTTACTTTCTTTGGCTTAGCGTTTGGGTCTACAGGACGACGCTTTTTCTTAGAGCCCGGATAAAAATCATCTAAGCCCCCAAAGAACTTGTCTACCTGATCTTCCATTGTTAAGCCTTGCTAGTAAGGAACGCATACGACACTCTTTTTGGAAACATCTTATCAACTTCTGCTTCTGTGATAAGTCCTTCGTATAGACATGCCATAACTTCGTCTTCTTTAAGAACTGGAAGCATTGCGTAACAGCGGTCATACAAACCTTTTTCTTTAAGAAGGTCTTCTGCAACATCCTCATCTAAAGATTGGGATACTTTGCGTTGGCGCTGTAAGGATGTAAATCCGTCAACTTCGTGGGGAAGACGGAGCCATAGGTTACCTTTTTCATCAGGCTCGCCTATAGTATCAACGAGCTCTGACAAGTCTACTTTAATTGAGTCTCGTTGTTTACTCATGTCGTCAATACGACTACGTAAGGCTATAAACTCTGAGACTTTTGGCATAAAACCTGGGTCTTGTGGATCTGGGCGTTCTATAACAGTTGGCATTTTTCCTCCTGTTATTATTCTATAGGGTAATCCTTAAGAATGCAAATCGCCAATATAGGCCTTGAGAGCTTCAATAATCACGTCTGTAACGGTGCGCTCTTCGATGGCAGCTTTCTCTTTCACAGCAGTCCAGAGGTCGTTAGACACACGGATAGTGCGAGTCGGGGTCTTAGGTGCATTAGGCATGCTCATAGTTTAAACCGAAACTGCCTCTAAAAAAGCCCTAAGTGTCCCGGCAGTTAATGTTACCCCACCCTCTGTGTTAATGCCTTCCCCATCAATGATTGCATTTGCTACAGCCATCTTCTGAACTAACATAGCATGTTGACGCTCTTCAATTGAACCATCCATAATAAAGTCCTGTATTACAATTGAGGGCCATGTGCTGGATGCTCTTCGGATTCGTCCATTACGTTGAAGTGCGAGTCCGGCATTCCATGGAAGATCGTAGTTAATGAGAAGATTAGCTTGCGGTAAGTCAACACCATAGCCCCCAGCATCAGAGCTGACCAAAATGCGTACTTCGGGATCTGTTTGAAACTTTGTTTTTGACTCTTCTTTTTCTTTAGCATTCATTGCTCCTGTGTATGGGGATGACTTATAATCAAGTGCTTCACGGATCAACTTAACCATGTGCACATAGCTAGTAAAGATAACTACTTTGTTTCCTTCGTATTCTCCTAGGAAGTTATCAACATACTCTTTGAGTGCGGATAGCTTAGGAGTCTGCTTTAGTTTGTCAAGCTTGCCCGCTTCTTCTAACTGGCCTGCATACCCTGATGTAGATGAGGACACACGTACTAACTCATGGTGGTCGCACAACATACGAAGAGCTGTTAGCTTTGACATTACTTTGCCCTTGAGTGCATCCATCACATCGTTGGAGTGCTCTCCAGCGTAGTGGCTAAACAAATCAAATGAGGAGCCAAAAGATTCCATAGCATCGTCTAGGTCTTTTAGTAATTCTCGTGCAATCTCTTTATATAGCAAAGCTCCGGCACGATCAAACTCTACCACAATAGGTTCTGCAAAAATTGTATCAGGAAGGTAGGGAGCAACATCTGCGTCTGTCTGTCTCTTACGTACTGTTGCTGTTGCGAGTGTCTTACTAAGAGTAGTTAAATTACGGTAGCGATCTACCCCACCAAAACGATTACGTACAATGAAGGTTTGATCAAACAAATCAAAGCGCCCCAAAATTTTAGAGTCTACAAACTGCATAATACTGTAGAGCTCTTCCGGCTTACCGTTCTCAATAGGAGTCCCGGTTAATGCAAACTTAACTGGGCTAGTTAATTTTTTAACGTGCTTGGATCGTTTGGATCTGAAACTTTTAATGGCTGTGGCTTCGTCACAGACAATGAATCCCGTAGGGAGATGTCGTATATACTCCCAGTCGTTAACAGCTTGCTCGTAGTTAATAATGACGTAATCAATCCCCGTCTCTTTCCAGTTAAGGGCTTCCCCATACTGGATTGCTCTTTGTTTTGGGGACCCATCAATGACCAAAGGTGTTGAAGATTCATCTGTAAACTTCCTAATCTGATCTGCCCACTGGTATTTAAGGGTAGATAAACAGATTACTATACCAGGTTCTGTAATCTTTCCTTCGTCTTTTAATTGCTCAAGAGCAGCAATAGTTAAGACTGTTTTACCTAAGCCAAGGTCATAAGCCACAAGCATCTTCTTGCGGTCTGCCATAGCCTCTACAGCCTCTACCTGATAAGGCAGAAGTGTTCCGGTAAAACTCATGCAGATACCTCTTCAGATAAAGTATTAGATAGTCTTTTTACAGAGTTGCAAACCTTACAGGTGATAGATACATCTTCGCCAGCATGGCGAGTACGTCTGTTACTTATGTGAGTTAAAGATTCAGCGCCAAATAGGGGGTGCCCATTTACACAGAATGTTGGGTCTAAGTTTAGTTTTCTTTTCTGAGTATTTTCTGCAATGGTCGCCTGTCTAAGGTGGTCAGGATTACAACAGTTTCTTACCATACAAAGATGGTCTACAACTAGACCATCTACAATCTTTTCTTTTAATACAGACATAGTTAGGCGGTGTACTAAATAGAGCGTACCCTTAATATTAAAACGACCATATCCGTCATCAATTTTTCCAGTCCAAAGCCAACATGAATCAGTCTTGTTTACTTTATCCCAAAAATGTTCTGGTAACTCCTCAATAGAGTTATAGTCTAAAGATGGTTTAGCCATTATATAAACGCCCTTTCTCCAAATACAGAATGCTTTGCACCCTCTATACCAAGTATAACCTGCTCTTCAGGCATATCGCCAATATCTTTATAGTCACCTTCGTACTTAAAGAAGAAGCACTCCAGCCCCTCTTTCTTAGTGCGAGCAAGCATGTCACGAGATGCTTTTTCTCCAGCCAAATCCATCTTTGGATTATCAAATGCAATGATAAGCTTATCTGCACGACGCATTAGATCTACTTGATCTTGGCTAATGGATGCGCCAAAAGTTGATACACCACCTTCAACTCCCAATGATGAGAGTTTTACTACGTCTAGTGGAGACTCAACTATGATCATAGTGCCACTGCTCCAGACATCTAAACCAAATAAAGTTTTAGACTTCTGCACTCCGGTGGGGCGATTACGGAAGTAACGATTGACTTGACCCTTTTCTTGCCATCCCATTAACTTGTTAGTATCTGGTTGACGAATAGGAGTGATCCAACCTTGTGGCTTCGCATCCCATTTAACAGAGTGTTTGATACAGGCTTCGGCAGTTAAGCTTCTAGCAGATAAAGCCCAATCAGGGGGTAGGCTGTCAAAAAGTGACAGACGTGCCTCGCTCATCTCAAGCAGAGGCTGTACCGGAATATAACTATTCTTAGCCTCTTCTAGCTGCTTTGCTATGAGTTCAAAATTAACCTCAATGTTCTGACGCAGCCAATCCTTAGCGGCTTCAAAATCAAGGCGACCCCACTGGGTCTCAAACTCATTGATCTCGGCAACAAGAGTAAGTAGAGTGCCCCGGTATCCACACGAGAAGCAATGGTGGACACCGGTCTCTACATTCATTGACCATGAGGGACGAGAGTCTGCACGACCAGTTCTCTCTAAGTGCATAGGACATAGACCAAGCAACTCATCGTTGCGTTGATCTGTCTCAATACCTAGTCTGAGTAGTACAGACTCTACGTCGCCCTCACGATACATATTAGCCCTCTTCTGTATATTCTTCTTTAGGTCGATCTTCCATCATTACGTAATCTTCTGGCATGTCTGGCAAAGTAGGTGCGGTAGCTTTAGTACCACACTCTGAACACTCCATGTCTAAGAAGTACATTGAGATTTCATAGTCTTGGAACATAGCCTTGATGTCCCAAAGTGTTGATCCACATGGGCAAACGTGAGTTGGTTCTCCACGCAAATCCATTGCATTTGTGTAATCTGGTTTTAAATCGCTGATGTTTTTAATAATCGTTTCCTCTCCTGCGGTGTTGTTCCTGCCCAGATGCCCTCTAGGTTTGGGATCTGTAGTGCGTAGTCAAAACATTCTTTCTTCATCCAGCAATCCCCACAAATTTCTTTAGCAACTTTTACTGCCTTATAATTTGTGTATTTCTCTGGAAAAAAAAGTTCTGGGTCTTCGCCAGCGCATAGCTGGGTTCCGTTAAAAGGATTGAATTGGAGTGCCAAAGGTTCCATACTCTTCAAACCGCCCTTCTTCCCAGTCCCATAAAAGATCGCTAGTTGCTGGGCCAGAGTTACGGCTTGCAACAATGCGAAGTTCACGAGATGAATCATCTTCTTCATCCTGTTTTTGAAGACCCAAAATAACATCTGAGTCTTGGAAGAACGAGGATGAGTAACCAATCGCATCGGCAGATACTTGACGTTTCTTCATTTTCCAAAGAAGAACCTGAGTTGATACCACAATTGGAATATTAGCTTTTTGTGCAAGACGTTTTAGATTACGAGTGATGCTGGTCAAAGCCTGCGGAGTATTTGACTCGCCACTTGCCTCATCAACCATAAGGTAAACACCATCAACAAATACAATGTCCGGCTTGATCTTCTCAATCTTTGCAGCCAAACCTGTAACGGTCATTGCAGAGGTACTGTCTGTAAGATAAAACTTTTGCATAGTTTCCATACGCTCTAAGGTTGCTTTATACCGGCGCTCTTCCTCTAAGTTTAGATTACCTCGTACTAAACGAGAGTGGGCAATCTTAGAACGCATTGCATCATGACGATGTTGCTGCTCAATGTTACTCATCTCAAAGGATTGAAACATAGGCACGTGCCCATCTTCGTGTACGTTAACCGCAATCTGCATAGCAAGGACAGACTTACCTGTTTTAGGAGGCGCAATGATTGTAATGAGCTGGCCGTTTTGCAGACCTGCTGTTGCTTCATCAATAGTTCTAAATCCTGTACGATAACCAAGTAAAGCGCCGTCACGAGTTTTAATATCTAAGTACTCTTGAAAACGCTTATCGGGATCTTTGGTAAGATCTACATCGCTAGATTGAGCGGCACCGTCATCGTAAATGGTTGCAATTCCAGAGCTCATCTCTGCAATAGCAGCGTCATGATTACCAGAAGAAATAAGCTCTGCAGCATTCTGAACTACTTCGATAGCTTTTTGACGTCTACGGTACTCAACTAATTGATCTACTAAGTAGTCCAAAGAATCTTCTACAGCAAGCAACCGGTATGTAGGAAAGTTATCCTTAACAGTGACTGCGCTAGGGATCTCTTGGTAACGAGTCCAGTGAGTACGAATAAACTTCCAAACAGCACGGTTCTCATCAACAAAGAACCAACTATCTTCTACGCCTTTTTCTAAGGCAGGGATAATTTCTCGGGTTCTTACAACCCGAGAGATTAATCTCTCTTCATTATCTGCTGCCACTGGCTGCCCCCATATCTAAATACCAATGCCCATAACGTAGCCCACGTTCGGGTATATCAATCACGTGCTTTAACTCTGGCCTATACGGTAACTCTGCAACAAGATCTGCAGGAACCCTGTACGCCTTTGAATAGTTAAACGGATTAGTTCCAAGATTGTCTAGATCTTCTAGAACCTCATCCATCTCTTCTTGAGAAAAGCCGTACCCTACTAATTCTAACTTGTAGGAGTAGGTTTCTGCAAATCGCCAAAATAAAGAGAGCGACTGTCTATTGTACGTAACTTCCTCGCCACTAATCGCCACACCAAGTAACTTCTTAAATGTGGGCCTGCGATCAAGGATGCAGTCCAAAGTAACAACAACCCGCATAGGAGTTTCATTTGATATATCGCCCCCGCGCATTACTATAGTACTTCGATCTTGCCGTACTTCAACAAAAAATTTCTAAACATGATTGGATCTAAACTTGCTAACGCAGCATCATTTTCAGGAGCTTTGCTAGAAATTTCTACCGGATATACTCCGGCGTTGCTCTTCATTTTATCTGAAACATAACGAGTATGTTTGCAAAGATTGCGGGTATTAAAACCCTCACAGTTGCAACGAAGCTTTTTAGTTTCAAGATTGATCCAAACCTCATGTGGGCCAGCATCAGATAAAAACAGTTGTGTAACTTGCCATGTACTCATAGTTGTGTCCTTCATCCTCTTCTGTCCCCCTGTGGCGCTTCTACTTCAATTGGTATAAATGCTTCCATAGCAAAGCTTCCCATAGGCGAACCGTAAACACTTCCCCAATTCTCAAGGGGAACGTTTGTGGTTACAATTGTTGGTAGCCCTGCGTTGAACCTTGAACGTAGCAACGCATCAAAAGTATTTTCTGCCCACCCTGATGCGGTTCTATATTCCTTGCCAATATCATCTAAAACAAAAACCCTTACATTATTCATTCTATCCGAGTCACCATATATGCCGTCAAGTAGGATTTGGGTGGACTCATCTTCGTCAGAAAACTGAGACTTCTGAAGCCTTAAAAGCTTTGGATAGTCCATAAACCCGCCTACTCGGTTTGGGAGCGTTCCTGGAGTCCCTAAGACTTCTCCTGAGATACCCCTGATAAGGCTCTGGAGGGCCGTAGAAGCCATTGTAGTCTTACCGTGACCTGGATTACCCACCAGCATGATTCCAAGTCCGCAGGAAGGAGATCCGGCCTTTTGTATGATCTCCCCATTGACTACTCTAGCCACCCACTTCTTAACTGCTTCAAGGGCGGGTGTGGAATCTAAATCTGAAAACTCTTTACCAATGGTTTTCATTGGGAGACCGGCGTGTACGATTTGCTTCCGGATGCTTGGGGCTTCTTTAGACAGGTCGTACATTATTCCCCCTCTAGTAGGCGCATCATTTTTTCTTGGTGTGCTTTGAACTTATCCGTTGAGTATGTTGGTTGCGCTGGCTTCTTAACAATTCCCTGAATCGTTGGGTAGTATGAAAAGAATCTCTGCCATAGTGGCTTACCAATCCCAAGATCATTCAGGTTACGAGGATCAGAAAAGAACATCCGCATAGCCTTTAGAATCTCATACCGCTGTGTGCCTTCTCCAACTTGCTTGTTAATCCAAGTAGCAAGATACTTGTTGTTAACTTGGCTAGAGGTATTTGGAGCAGCCTTCTCAACTAGATCGTAAAACTCTGCGATTAGATCTGTGGTAGACCAAAGCTCCTCTGGAGTATTGAGTCTGTCCTTGCTATCACGCTGTGCTTTGACTGGCTTCTTATACTTTGCGTTAAGACGAGACTGGCGATCTTCGATCTTTCCTACTGCTCCAGCAACAGACTCTTCTGCGCCACGCTTTGCTTTAGGAGTTTCTTCTTCTCCATCAAGATTCCAACTCATCTCTTCTCCTTCTTGGGGCGCAGCCCCTATAGTTAATAATCCGTTAGGATTATTAACTATATTAGCTCTAGTAGATATATCACTAGTACTAGTAGCTATATAGTTGTCTATGTATAGGTGCCCTGAAAAGGCGGGCACGGTAGAAAACAGCTTTTCAGCCTCTTTTGTGAATTTTAGACGGGCAATCCATTGCCCATTATTCTGTACCCGGACAGACTTAACGTACTTGAGATCCTTCAATTCATTGATGGCAGACTGAAGTGCATCCCTACCCTCAGTGAATTCCTTGGTGCTTCGTAATTCGTCAGCAGAAATAACCCGACCCTTTTCTACAAAGTAATAGAAAAGTGATCTGGCTCGTAAAGATAATTTTGGGTTAACAATTGGTCGTAGCATATTTAACCCTCCCTCTATCTCTATACTACAGTCTATCCACCCTGTTTGGCAAACCGCGGGCTTGACGTGGAGAGATCCCAACTAGTATTTGCTCTGTAGCAAGAGATATAGTAAGGCTTACAAATGTAGTTGCTAATGTGTACACGATTAGATATAATAGTTTAGTTTCTAAATTTAGACATGCAAGTAGACTAAAGACTAAAGCTAACAGTCCTCGCCATTTACCTAACGGTTTGATTAAACTTTCAACAGCTGTTAAAATACACGCTGTAGATAATCCCGCAATCATTACTATGCCCATAGATCTATTCTATTCTCTAAATACTACTCTGTCAATGTCGAAGGCTTGGCCTGCAACATAGGTTGTTGGGCTGAAAGTAACGCTGACGATTGCGTAGGCTGCACCGGTAATAGAGCTTACTGGGAATGAGTTTCCTATGTAGGCCCAACGCTCTGTATGGGTTACAGCCGCAGTCTGAGTTCTAGCAGCTGTTGTGATAACGGTGTTGTTTGCACCGGTAGCATCTTTTGAATTCGTTGTCTTATTGTTAGTAAGGTTGTCTTGATAGACAACAATAACGTTATCATTAAGGTCATAGTAATCAACTACAAGTGAGTAGTTACCAAGAGAGTCAGAGTTAACTGGTCGAACTGCAATCGAGGCATAGTAACCGGCGTCTGGATTTAGGTAAATCTTTCCAGTCTTAAGACCAAAAGGTTTTGCAGAACTTGAGCCGGCTGTTGTAACACGGCAATATCCTTGACCATGAGTTACATTATCTGCAAGCAAGGTACCACCAGCAATCTTACGTGCTAACGTTGAGTTAACCGCTACCCAACCATACAAGTTTGTTTCAAAAGATGAAGCGGGTATTTTTGCACCCGGTAGATCTTCATACATATCTGAGTCAAGTCCAGCGTTAATACCCCAGCTAGCACCAACAGGCATAAAATTACCAAGGGTGTCATAGAGACGACTAATCTTTGTATTGTAGTTAGAGAAGTAATTACTCTTTCCTCCACCAACGCTTTGAACTTTACTTGCCCAAATAGTTTTACCTGAGGTTACTGGATTAGTAATAGCAAATGTAGTAGTTAAAGTAGTGTTTAGATATTGATTTACTACTCGACCATACTCTCCATGAACACCATCAATATGGAAGTATGTTGAGGTTGACCCTGAAGTATTTGCTACAGCAAGAGTAAACGGAACTGAGGTTTGTCCTGCGGTTAGTTGAACTACTGTGTGGATTCGTTTCCAATCAGCAGATTCGGCAGAAGATATTGTAAATGTATTGGTTCCCAGAGTGTAAGTTGCCGCAGCTTTACGGACATACATAGAGATAATAAAGTCTTCTCCACCTACTGCTGCTAATCCTAGATAGGCAGTACCACTCAAAGATCCAGTAGAACTGTAAGTTAATTTTCCAAAATAAGTTCCATACTTAGGTCCCAAGCCACCAGTGTCTGAAGTGATACGAGTAAGCGTACCGCTATTAGCAGTCCAATCTGTAGTATTAACTTCAAATCCAGAGTTGCTTACATAGTTATAAACTTCTTTTATTTCCCACTTACAATCAGCTGGAGCATAATATTTTTGAACTACTGGGTTTGTAATAGTTGCTCCGCCGTCACCAGAAAAGAATGGATCTGCTGTAGCAGATTTTTCAAGCAAGCCACCATCTAACCAGAAAGTATCCCCAGCAACATTGTCTGTTGAGTAAAAGCTAACTTTAACTAAAGGGTTTCCAGCATCTTTAGAGAATGGTGGGGTAATTCCTGCAACGTAAATTTGAGTAGGCGTAGTAGTTGACAGGGTAAAAGGATCGCTATCTACAGTATAAATATTTGTATTATAGTACTGGCCGTCAACATCTGAAAGGATTGCAGACTGTAGTTCTTTAGAAGATTGATTAGAAAATTCTAGGCGTACTTTCATAGTTCTGGCAGAAGAACCTAGAACATATGC